GCCGAAGAAGTGATCCAGGCCGTAGTTGACGGCATAAATCGATGTATAGGTGCCGCCCGTATCGGCCAGACCCGTCGCCAGTTCCGTATTGGTGATAATGCGCGTGGACTGGTCGGCTTTGTAGCCAATATCGCGGATGGTCGCGCCCTTATACTGCTGAATCTTGCGGTTGAACTGGTCCTGGGTGATATCGAAACCGCCGCTTGTGCCCATCAGGCGGATGAGGAAGGGAATACGGCGCATGAGGACCTCATTCATGTACAGCGTTACACCTTCACCGCTTGGCGAGTCTACCGACCACAACAGTTGATCGAGAAACTCAAGCAGCGTGTTGGCCGTGGCCTGGGTTGCGCCTGCCTGGGTGAGTAGGGTACCAGCGCCGTCAATCTTGTTTTCAGGTCGCACGCCATACGTGCCGCCGTTGAGAATGCGGTACTTGAGACCGACTGGCGCATTGGCGTCACCCGTGACGTGATCGTTGGCGATGAACTTAAAGTTCATATCGTAGGTAAGTGCCTTCAGATAGGCGCCGACTTGCGCCGAGCGTGGGTCCACAATGGCGTTCTCTTCGCGCACAAGAAGCTTATCAATGTCGATATAGTTGGTCAGCGCAAAGACTTGCTCCTGGTAGGCGGAAGGCGTGCCTTTGGTGGTGACGCCTTCCGCGTTGAGTGGGCGCCAACTGACCGTCGGCAGGTTGCCTTCAAAGCGCACGCCGGAGGCGACCAGGCTGGCCTTGTTGATGAGCGGCACATCTTGCATGATATTGCCGCTCTGGATGAGGGAATAGGTCACATTTCGCACAAGGGGACTATTGCTATTCAACGCATAGTCGGCGAGATTGACCGCGTTGGCGGATACTGCCATGTCGTCTTGTCCTTCCCCGCTTGTAGAGAGCGGTCAAAAGGTAGTGTTTTTATGTACTTGCGTTATTGAGCGTCGGTTAGCGCGACCACTGCACTTCTTGCCAACTTGGCGGCTGGCCCGTCGGATTGGTCGTGCGTGCAAAGCTACTGCGCCCGGCGTTATCTGGATTCATCGCAGGCACGGCAGGAGCAGTAGGCGCAGGCGCGGTCTGTGCTGGCGGCGTGGAAGGTTCAGCGGGTTTGACAAGATAGGGATTGCCCTTGATGAGTTCATCAAGAACGGCTTCCAGGTTGGTCGGTTCCCCGTCTTTGTCGTATTCCAGCTTGCGCTCCACGACCGGCGCAATCAGTTCAGGATTGATAATGCCCTTATCCTTCGCCAACAGTTTGACTTGTGCCATGACGAGTTGCTGTTGTTGCTGCTTGATACGGGCTTCTGCGTCCTGGTGCTGTTTCTTGACACGCTCTATCTCTGAACGTTCCGCGTCTTCCGCCGCTTGCTTTAATGCTTCGCGCTCTTTCTCTGCTTTTTCATAGGCAGAGAGTTTCTTACGGTGGCGTTCCACTTCCTCCGTGGCATTTTTATGGGAATGTTCGAGATCGCTTATCCTCTTGAGCAACTCCTCAGTTGTCAGAGCAGGCGTAGTAGCAGGCGTCGCGCCTGACTGCGCAGGGGTACCCGTCGCGGGCTCTGGTGTGGGCGTCGCGCCCGTTCCAGGGGAGGTATTTGGTTCTGACATTAGTATAGCTTGCTTTCTACTATATTGTCAAGACATCGATTCATCCTGACAAAGTGACAACATTACGTAGATGTGGTATAAAGCGGCCGTTAGTCGGGTGTCGCGGTTGTGCTCGTTTCATGGTTAGCTCACCTTCCATCGTGGATCACGGTTCGTATGGTTGTGGTCAATCATCGTTTGAAATGCCCATGACCATAATCGACCGCGCTGACGCAGGTCATGTGAACTGAAGAAGTTACACACAAATCTTGCTATGCGATATTTCAGCATGCTTATAATAGTCCTTTCATGTGCGCTATTTCTGCGTTCGCTTCCGCCGTGTGTATACGTTCACGCTTTACCGCTTCCTCTACAGGCTCATAAGTAGCCTGGAAAATCGCATCTTTGCACGGATATTTTTCATTGGCTATTCCTGTGATAATCCAGTCACCGGGGCAAACGATGTGACCGCCTTCGAGGGTATCAATCCAGCCGTGAACATGCATCATCTTTCCGCACTTCTCGCATGAACGATCACCTGAGTCTTGAGGGTGACGGTAATACCGAACAATCTTCCCTTCAGTCAGAAAAGAACCGCTCCCATCGGTATAGTCAAACTGCTGACAGTCATCTTGTGAATGATCACCATTTTTAAACCACTGTTCAGCCTCGATAATAATTGGCTTCTTTTTGTACTTTGCCATGCTATAGTCCTTTCGAGCGTGCGATTTCTTGTCCGTTCGCATCACGGATTATGTGTGGATGCGAGAGTTGCCACTTCGCACGCTCAAGTCCTATCACATTCTGCACATGTTCATTGATACCCTGAAGCAATGCTTTTGCTACTTTGTCAGCTTCAGCGCTGTCAAACTCACCTTTAGGCCGTTCTTTCCAACACATCGAAGCATGACCTATTGAGATATAAACCAACTCTTCTAATTTATCCATGCTCTAGTTCCTTTCTCAGTTGCGCGTAAAATGCCCGGTCTTCATTAAACATAAAGTCGGAAAGCCGCTCCTCGCGCCAACCCTCGCCTTGCATGGTGATATCCGCCGTGTCATTGCCACCGTGCCTAATACAGATATAGCTGAACGGGTCTACCAGGCGAGCGAGTTTGGCACCCTTCGCAATCAGGCCACACAGGAAGCGCGCATCCTCACCGACGTTGGTGGAGGGGTAGTACTGGCCGTCTTGCCACAGAGACGCCCGGTACATGAGCGTGCCACCGCGTACACTCTCTGCAAAGAGGAAAGCGTGCAGCCACTCAGCGCACTCCCATAGGCGCATATCGCGAATATCCAGAAGATGCGACATGCGAAAAGCACTGACCTGAGCCTGCCCTGCCAGGAGAGGCTTCACCTGCGTTGATAAGCGTTTCGGCCCGTAGTAGTCGTCATCGTCCCAGTGACAAATCACCTCTCCCTTAGCCAGCGAGACCGCGATGTTGCGCTTCATACCAAGCGTACAGCGTTCTGAGAGCATGATGTAAGTGATAGGCAGGTGAGTTGGAAGCAGGTCAATGATCGTGTCCGTCCCGTCATCGACGATCACCAACTCTTTGTACGGGTAGTCCTGCCGCTCGAAGTACGAGAGTGCCTGCGGGATAAACTCGCGCCGGTTGTAGGTCGGCATGATGGCTGAGATGAGCATTAGTCCTCTTCCTCACGCTGGTATTCTTCGCGTCCAATCTCACCAAGAGCGTCTTTAAGTGCGATTCCGGCATTGACTACGCTCATTGAAGCTTTGCCTACCTCTTTCCTGCCAGTCGTGCCCTCATCCATACGCTTCATGAGATTTCCAATATCAGTATTGATATTGCGCAACTCTTTGCGTAGTGCCCTAATAAGCTCCACATTCTTTTGCTGAGCTGGTGTCATCTCTCTCCTTTGGCTGCCGTTTCTGGCTGCCAGTTCTTGCCACCGTAGCGCTCACGTCGCTTATTTACCCTCGTAGTAGCATCTTGTACCGCTTCCTCAACAGTACCTGCCGATGTGCCGATGGACATATAGGCATCCTCATCACAATCCCAACTACTTTCCCCCTTCCCAGGAATGGGAATGCCACCTTCAATATCGACATCAGCGCCGGTTTGCGACTTCGGCCAGGGAAGCCGTGGCCGTTTCCAGGTCTGCGTAAAGAAGGTCACCGTTGCTGGATAGTCGCCTTCAGGCATGGGAATAACGGTAGGAATGGGCTTGAAGGCGACTTTGGTGTATGTGTTCCGACCAAAGAGGAAATCGGGAATAGCGAAGTAGCCATGCCGCCATCGTGGAACACGCGGAGCCCACCCGGTATCGTCATTCCAGATATCCCAGGAAAACGACCAGTGAAAGAGACTCCATCCAATTTTGCGCGGGTAATATGGTTTCATGACGGGGAGGCGCGCAAGTAAGCGCGACCCTTCGATATGCACCCATAGCGCGAACAGCCCACAGGCGAAGGACATCATTATCTGATGGTCGCCGCCGTTGAACTCAATATAGCCATGCAGATGCGTTGTCGGTATTGACCAATCCGCGCCAAGGACTACACGGCTCTTACGATGATGAATCCATCCACGCCCGTAGAGCAACTTCCCGCGTACATGATCCTCTTTCTTCAGGTTTTGCCAATGCCAAAAGAAACCGGACTCTTCTCCCTTTCGATACATACTATCCCTTCCCCTTCTTGCCGCCATGATAATTGGCTTGTCCCGGCGCGGCCTTCTTCTTCCTGGCAATTGCGCCAATCACGCCACCTGGCACGCCCTTTGCTTTCAGTTGCGCGGCACGTCCACCATGCCCGAGTTTGTTCGATTTCCCCTTGAATGTGCCAGTTTTCTTCGTGTCAGCCATTGGTGCTCGGCTCCTTTCCTTTCTTATCGTCTCGTATGCTCTGCCAGCCACTGCTGCTTATAACTGATCTCATCCGCTACGATCTGGCGTTTCTCCAATAACTCGGCGATCACATCGCCAAAGACGGCCAGCGGGTCATCATCATCTGGCAGCAGGTCAAGATGCTCCTTGACCGCGCGCAATCGCCTGAAGGCCAACTCCATCTCATCCTGAGTATGCGCGCGTGGGATCGCTTTCTGTTGTGGTTGGCTTGACTTGACCATGGGTACTCCTTTCTGCGTAGACACTGAAGTTCAGCACTCAATCATGGCTTGCCTCCCTGCTGTGGCGCTGCTTGCGGTGCAGGCGTGCCAGGAATAGGGTATTTTTGGCCTGGCAGCGCGGGCGCGCCTAGTTGGGCCGGTGGGAACGTGTCCGCCATGGCCTGCGCTTTCGCTAGTTTTCTCGCATCCTCTGCATCCGAGAGTCGGGCTTCTTCATCAGGATCATAGCCAAGTTCTCTTTGCAACGTTGTTTCTGAAATGTTGAGTTCCCTCTTGCTAATCGCTGTCTGCACTGAAGAAAGATCATCATGCGGGAGAGGCGATTGCCATGCCAGGGTAATATCAATATTCGCTGAGAAGCCCGCGAGAACAAGCAAAGCCTTGCTTACTTCGATAATGAGATTGCCATAAAGTTGCTGTTTTTTCTCAATCAGCTTCAACAGCGACATGAACAGCAGTTCTATGGCAATGCCGCTGAGATTGCCGCGTGGCATGGTGGCAATGCGCCCGGTAGCGACGCCCGGCACGCTCGACCGCTCGTCCATCGAAGAGCGCAAGTCGGCCGCCACTTTCAGCATGTTGGCGATATCGGTCGTGAAGTTGACCGCGACGATCTTGCCGTCCAGGGTCGGCAGGTTGGTAATGGTGCCGGGAGCCCGATCTATGCGTGTATTGCCCATGCCCACGCTATAGATAAGCGGGTTGCCCAGGATCTTGCCCGTTCTGTTGATACAGGACATGACCAAATTGAGCGCGTTGTTCAGGCCGATCAGGTCTGCCGTGACGTCAGGCGTGGCCCAAAACTTGTTGGGCCGGGGCAGGTTCTTACAACTGAAGAGCGGTGCGAAAGGATAGGGCCAGATGTAGGGCGCGCCCGCCGGTGTCCAATTGCTATTCTTTGGTTGCATACCAGGACTACCAACCTGCGTCCAATGCTGGATACGCCACGTGTCGTCATCGTCTGCCATGTCACGCGAGGCGTTGCCGTCCGGGTCAATGCGCGTGATCTCTTCACGGTAGTAGACCTGTAGCGGCCGACCGTTGTCCTGTTTGGAGGGAGCGCTGTACTGCGTGCAATACAAAAGCACGGTATCGCAGTCCTGCGGCGCGGTCTCGACATAGACGATGGAGGGATCAGGAGCGATCAGGCGGTATTTCTTCTTCTTTAAAGGATTGCGCGGGTTGTCCTTCGAGGGCACAATACGCATAAAGCCCCGGCCCGCTATAGAGCCGTTCATACCCACATCTTGCAAGAGTGGCAGGCGGGTTTCCTTCTTGCCCCACACCGTATTGAGAAAGTCCTGAGCGGCTTGTGGCGCGCCCGCCTCTACGCTGATTTCCAGTTCCTTGCCGAAGAGGAAGTCATCGATGGTGTTAACGACGGGCGCGCAACAATTGTCGAGGATATTGTCGTCGGCCTCGTCCTCCATCGGTTTAAGCGGCTTGGGCAGGTCACCGTCGTATGCTTGCCAGGCGTCGGCAATGCGCTTCTGCCTCTCCCTATCCTCATCCGTGATTTCGTATTGTGGTTGAGCCTGAACTTCAACCAGCGTAGGGGTCTGTGTCATAGCGACTCCTTAGAATATCCTCTGGCTATAACTCACCGTTGACGGGCTAGCGGTCACTGTCTGATAGACCTCAGCCTGGAAGCGGAACTGGATGCGCAGATGTGGGTAGTGCAACTGGAAATCATTGCTTGCTCGCATCAAGAGTTGCACCATACGCTCCTGCATGGCGTGGAACTCCTCTCGCTCGCGCTTGTCCAGCTTGTCGAAGTCCCCAGCAGGGAGCATCGCGGTCGTATCCTGCGTAACATCCATAATCAATACACCCTTTTCGAGTACGTAACTCTTTCATCGAACGGATTTTCCAAAACCGCTAGCGCCATGGCAGTGGCCAGATCGTCATGTTTGCCAGTGCTTGCGCCATAACTGTCTTTGCCGTCATCCGTTACTTTGATCTCATATACCCGCAATTCCTCAATGGTCGCTTTCATCTCAGCCGTATCCGGGCCATGCACGCGCCCGCCTTGCAGCAGAGATTGCAGCCTGCTCACAAGGTACGCTTTGGCCAGCACGCCGGTCGAACGGTTGTACTTCTCACCGGCGGAGAAGGTGATGGGCTTCAGCAAGAGGCTGCGCATCTCCCCTTGACCCGGTTGAAACGTCCCATCTCTGTTCCAGATCCCATACTTGCGAGTCTCAATTTCCTTCTGTAAATCTTCGTAGACCGGGCGTCCTACCCCTGTGACATCAATCAGTACACGCACGTCGCGGTCAGCAAAGAGCGGGCTACACAGCATATCCGCGAGATGGATCGCTACATCAGGGTAGCCGGTACCTAGCGGCAAGCGGCGGATGTGACGGATCGTGTACTCACTCACCAGAATGGGGTAGACATCTTTGGCCGGGACGAATATACCCATGTCGGTGTAGTGCGACGGCTGTGGCTTCTCTCCATAACGCCACTTGCCGGTGTCATGCTGGCTGACCTCAGCCACAGCAATAGCAGTCGGGTCGTGGATTTGCCCCACGTCAATCCCGACGCAAACGGGGTTGTAAAGTTGCTTGTGAATTTGATCAAGCACCCAATCACGGGTTACAGTTCCCATGTGGTGATGTCCTTTTTCACGATCCTGTCTATATCTTCACTGCGAAAAGCGGCACCGGCAGCGTCGAGAAACTTGCAATGGTACTCCTGTTCAAAGAAAAATTCTCCCATGGTTTCCTCCTCTTCTTCTAAGAACTCTTTGCTGATACGCGGACACTCTTCAGCCGGTACTTCGTAGTAATCCCACTGCAAGCGATGCTTCCACGCTTCCCAGTAAAAGCCGCGTGTACCAAATGGACTCGATAATAAAAGTATGCGCCCGCCAGATACTGCCAGCATGGGCCGGACTGCCATGTAGAGCCCATCTTCCACCCGGCTGGCCTCATCGATAATCAGCAGTCGCACACCAGAAAACGAGCGTACCGTAGCCTCTTTACCAGGCAGGCTAATGATGCGCGAACTGTTTTCCAGTTCCAGACGGAGCGCACTCTCAGCCTCCGGTGCAACCGGCCTATCGAGTGCGCGGTAGACATCTAAGCACTTCCTGAACAACTCTTGCGATTGCCGCTGTGACGGTGACAAGAGCAAGATGGGCGCGCCTGGCTCGTAGATCGCGGTATGCATCGCCAGCGCCGCCGCGACTGTGCTCTTGCCTGATTGCCGCGAACAGTTCAGTAGGATACGCTGTGCCTGACTTCTCAACAGGTCGCACTGCCACGGGTCGGGCTCGATACCTGCTGCGCGGGCCATTTGTACCGGGTCCAGGGCCATAGCCAGGTCAGTTGAGGCCAGCACGCCCAACCTCCATCTGAGTCAATGCGCCCGCGACCGCTACACGCGCATCAGGGAAGGGCACTAGCGCGGCAATGATCGTTTGGCGGAGCGTGTGCCATTCCGGTGTGACATAGATATTGACCTGTGGTGTATCGATAGCGCCCAGGAGCTTGGCTTGCAGTTCCAACTGCTTGCACACGCGGTCAATGGCAAAGAGGGCCATGCCGTTCCTCTTCTCAGCCCGCGCCTCTTGCAAGATAGCCAGCGTCACCGCGTTGATGGTCTTTAGTTGCTTGACCACATCCAGGCCCTGCATCTCTTCCTTGGCTGCCTGCGACTGCTTGACCTCTTGCGCGATATGCTCAGCAGCATGACGAGTGATCGCTGGTGGGGATGTACCGTATCGTTCCGCTATGTTCCGATACGAGGTACCCGCAACAATTGCAGCCTCGATCTCAGCGCGTTTCTCACTAGAGCATATGGTGCAAGTTCTAGGCATGGGCTGGCACCTCGACACGTTCTAGGAGTTGGGCAGTTTGCCCTGTTTCGGCTTCCCATCGCACTAAGCAAACGGTTGCATACTTTTCGTCTAACTCCATCGCGTAACACCGGCGCCCTAAACGCTCTGCACTGATAATCTGGGTGCCAGAGCCTGCAAAGGGTTCATAGCAAATCTCACCCTCTTTGGCGTGGTTCAGAAGGGGAATATCGAATAATTTGAGCGGCTTTTGCGTTGGATGTATCTTATCGTTCTCACGGTCTACTTCCCATACGTCCGACTGGTTACGCTCACCATAGAAGGGACATTTACCGTTACCTTGACGCCAGCCATGCAGTGCCCATTCACAACGAGGGTGATAGTGTAACCGACCAATCACAAAGCCAGGCTTTATCCACACAACAGGCTGATGAACGAAGTAACCCGACTCGAGGAGGGATTGTTCAAACACAATACGTTTGGCACGGTGCCAAACGTAAAAGGGCATAGGTGGATCGCCTGCAGCCTTTGCCGCTTCCAAGAAGGTGATGAGGAATGCCTTGAGGTCGGTTACGTTCAGATCATCGCTTTCAATGGAGCCGTGCAGTCCTGCACGGCTATGGACATAGCCGTGCGCTTGCATATCTTTGGCTTTCTGTACCCAAGAGTCACCGTAAGGAGGGTCGGTAGCCATCAGCACGGCTTTCTCCCCTTGCATCAATCGCTTGACGTTCTCAGGCACCGTCGAGTCGTCTACCAATAACCTATGTTTTCCTAATGCCCATAGCTCGCCACGTTTGCAGCGTACTTCTACCTCATCGGGATTAACCTCGAACTCATCACCGCCAGCACCTGCACCAAAGCCAGCGCCACCGCCCGGGTAACCATCCCCCAAACTTTCCAGCATCTGACGCAACGTCTCATCATCACCGCCCAGACTGGCCAGGTCATAGCCCGCGTCCTGCTGCTCTTGTAAGAGCATCACCAACAACTCTTCATTGTCCACTGCGCCAAGGGGCAAGTTATTGTCAGCTATAAGGATGCCCTCAATATCCTCCTCTGGCGTATCCTCTGGCAAAATGTCAGCACGCACATGGGTTACACCGCGCTCTTTCATCGCCTCAAGGATGCCATGCCCCGCTACCTGGACATACGCATTATTGGGGCGTTGCCAGATCACGACAGAGCGATATTGAGAGAAGCGCTTATGTGACACCTTTAAGCCAGCAATCTGGGTAGGAGGATGTATTTTATAGTTGCGCGGATGTGGCTGAATAGCTTCTATTGGCACAATGGCATTGATAATTTCGCTCATGATTCCACCACCACCTTTGCCAGCATGCGCTTGATGGACTGCATATCTTGTGTAAGCGCGTCCACTTTGGCCTCAGCCTGCCGGTTAATCGCCGCGTCATGCTCATTCAGGCGGCGGTCATAGGCGGCTTGCCGGTTCTGACTGATGAGCACCAGGATGGAGAGGAAGATGGCTTCAAGGGAAACGGAGAGCGTGAGGAAGGCAAAAGGGAAGGGATCAAAGTGGAGCGTAGTGGGGAGAAGCGTGTTGGCAGCAATCCAGACGGCAAAGAGGGCGGCGTTGATGACAAAGAAGGTCATGGTACCACTGAACTGGGTGCTCACCTCAGCAATGCGCTCGCCCAGCGTCGGTTCTTGCTCTTCTTGTGTAACAAAGTCAGTCATCGCTACCTCACCATTGCGTGCATGACCATCAGCGCCATGAGAACGTGCCATGCTTCATAGGCGAGCACCCAGGCGAGCAGGCTCACCAGGGCCACAACCCAGGCGAGCAGCATACGACGGCGTATATCGCGTATCTGTTCCGCCTCCAGATAATCAGGAGGTCTCGCTGTTGTACTCATGCACTCATCACCGCCTTCTGTTCTTGACGGGGCTCACAACTTTCATGCTCTTGGAGCCAATCATTGAGACCTTTCACGAGGCGCTTGATGCCCCAGGTGAAATCAAAAAAGTGACGCTTGCCACACCAGCACTCCACATACGCGCCCTGCTTGTCAGTCACGGCCCGAAACTTGTGCAGCCCACTTTCTTGTGTAAATGAGAGTGCCATACTACCTCACAAAGACATACCAGGCAAAAGCGGCCCAACCTGCGCACCAGAGAAGCGTGCTTGACAGTACCAGGTAGAACAGGACGCGATATCGCAGGCTCATGGCATGCTCCAAAACACAAAAAGTGCTGGATCCCCTTTGTAGGGATCCAGCACTCGATACTGCTCGCAAGCCTCTTGTCAGTGCTTTCCTAACCTGAGAAGTTTACCAGGGTTGATCACCCTGTATACTAAGCGGCTGTACCGTACTTCCCAGGCGCTACGCTTTTACGGAAAGCATAGCCCAACCGACACATGTCAAGGTGATGTGCTGCACCTACGTCCCGATATCAGAACGTCTGCTCAATGTATCGTCTTTTTGCTCTGCCTGCCGCGATGCGCGGTAATCGCGATGCGTATGCGATCAAACAGGCCATTCACCAGGGGAATGCACACCTCGCCATTGCCCTGGCCATGCCCACGCACGGCAGAGAGAGCCTTGGCGATATCCTCAGCCTCGGCAACGCTCATAGGCACTCTGACGGCCTCCAGATTGCCGGTATCGGAACAGAGCATACATACACACCGCCTTTGATCAATTCTTGCTTAAAGTATAGAGGAAACATCGGCAAATTGCAAACAATAGTCTCGTGCGCCATTCCATGCTATACTAGAGCTAGATCATCGGGCTCTTTTGCCCGGGTCTGGCGTTGCACTAGAGGCCTGCGGGCAGTATCGGACGCTAGGGAGTGATTCCCTAGCGTCCTTTTGTTTTTTGGAAGGAGTATTTCAATGCGCAAGGTTGTTTTCAGTGTTTTCATGACCGTACTGTGCACTCTCACGTTACTAGGAAACCTGGGTGCACAGGAAGCCTTCGCTTCATCAGCGCGTCCGGCATCATTTAACTGTTCGACGCAGTGTTCCTCGTGGACGTACTGGAATGGAACCACGTACGGGGGTGCCGTCACGATGACCGTCTCTGACCCCAGTTTCCATAGCTCGCCTGCGACGTGGGATCGGTTTCTCATGGTGGCATCACCTGCCAATCCAAAAATCCTGGCCGGTCTTTTTAAGTCGGTTGGTGGTGGATTTGGGAATTATTGTGCCGGTGCTGGAACGGGGCTTCATTACGGGGTGTATGGCTATGACGCATCTGGCTTCAATGACTTTAATCTCTGCCTTCCCGTACCCGCATCTGATGTGAATTATACGGCAACGTTTCTTATTTCCATTAATGAAGCGGTGTGCCATGATAGCGACGGGCTACTCGATGAGTACCTTGTACAGTTCAGCTTCCACGATTTCTCTAACAGCGCCTGTGTTGATAACGAGGCCACATCTTACAGTAGGATGCGTCTGAATGAAGATATTACCGATAGCGCGGTAACAGGCCATCAAGTTTGGGGAAGCCAGTGGACAGGTTCGAGCTATGCGACTCAAGCTGGCTCTTTTGTTGCCCAGTCTCGCGCAGTAGATTTCTTGACAGCGCGCAACCCCCCACAGATGTACTGGCACACCAATCCCGTGCCGGGCAATAACGGGGGCGACCTCTACTCCTGCGTCTACGATACCGGGACAACCTGTACACCAGGGAGTTGACCGGTCGTTTGCCAGTATGATGTATAGTAAAGGGAAGTGCATTCGTTTTGCACTTCCCTTTTGTATGTGAAGCGAGGAGGAATATGATGGCCTTCACGCCACTTGACGATGAGATTCGGTCTCTCTTAGAGCGACTCGCCGGCGGTTTTTTCCAAGATGACGTCTGTATGTGCTGTGAAGCACGGCGGATTACTATGAACCAGGAGGCGATAACCAACATCCATGTTGCCAACTGTCCCGTCCTGCGGGCCCGCAGGACATTGGCGGCACAGGGAACGCCGGTGAAACTGTTCCATATCACCTATACAGTGCGCAGCCAGGCTTTGAAAGAGGTCATGATGGGCCAGCATGTAATCCGAGGCCTTCTTTCCGAGGATGAGGCGCTAGACCTCGCACTCCTTCACCTGGCACGAGACCCGCGAAAATGGCACCTTGAACCCGCGAGTGTGGCCATACAGGAGATCTCAGTTGTTCCATGCGAGGAGATTATCTTCCGTCGCTGATCGAATTTACCCATCGCTCACTCCTGCTAAAAAATATTCCGTTCAACTTCTGCCACGCGATACGAGTCAATATGTCTCAATCGCTGCCAGAACTCAGCAGGGGTCATGCTACGTAGTTGCTTCACCGACACAATACGCCGCTCTCTCTTCCATATATCAGCCACAAGATAGGCGATGCCATGTGAGTTGCCGATATATGGCTTCCAGCGCATACGACGGACAATGGCACTCACTTCTTTCCAGGCGATGAAGCGGGAGGTCTCATCGCGCAAAGAGAGCAGGCGTTGCTGCTCTCGTCCTGCTCCCAACTTCTCTAATTCCTTGTGGCGTTCCCAGTAGTCGTATATCTCCTCGTCATCGAGAACTTTACCACTGGCCGTCCTTATAGACTCAGGAGAGGCAAGGCCATATCCTACGTCGTTATCAGCGCGCTCAAGCGCATCGACCAAATTCTTCTCTTCTTCTGAGTACTTACTGAAATGCCGCCAGTACGTATAGGTGACCTTTGCCATATTTTCTACCCTTCATGTGAAACACGCTGAAAAACCATGACATCCTATGCATCTATTGCATGTTTTTCAACCACACCTATGATGTATTACTTCACGTCGGTTCTACAGGCCATTCCGTTAAGCTTTAGATCATAGAGGCGCTTTCTCTTGATAGCCGTCATTGCTTCCAGCCTGCTAGCATTGCCCAACAGAACTTCTTTGTTGATATCAGGATGCTCTTTCAACTGATCTAATGGTACAGCATAATAGTTTCCACCAAACCGATAACGAGCAGCATAGCCGTATGGCTGTAATTCATCGTTTAGCATAGTTGTTTCACCTTTCCCAATAAATCTTGAATAATCCGTTTATCACGAGCGTCTTTTTGTCGCTTGACATCCTTTGCCAGCAGATCAGCCATGTAGGAAAGTTCAGAGCGGGTAAGTTCATCAGGAACTTGACGAAACTTGATACTACGATCTGTATACTCTTTCTCCAAGATGGCTATTTGCTTGTAGCGTTCCTCATCTAATTCAAAACAGGTTGGATAGCGTGAAGGTCTATTCTCCCGTTTAGCGGCAAGGCGTTCTTTTTGCGCTAGCGTGCCTGCATCACTCTCTGCCATAAACTCATCAACTTCTAGCAGTGCCTCTTCTACCATGTCCCATTGACCATCTTCACAACTTGACGATAACTCATCCATGACCGATGTGTACTCAGGCGCATCCGTCAGATAGTAAGCAACTGCTTTGCGTAGTAGTTTGTGAAACTCGACTGTGTTCATGATTTCATCCTTTTCCTGTGTAAACCCAGGCTACAAGCCGACGTAAGCTATTGGGCAGTTGGTTTCCCTAAAACTTTAGCCCTCCCTAGCACATCGTCGGGGAGGGCTAAAAGACTATACTCGACTGCCCGTATCGCGCTCACGCAAGTCACGCAAACGCAACGTCTCCTGAGTGAGCTGCGCAAGTTCAACCTGCTCACCGGAGTCCAGAGAGCCAAGGACATCATCCATCGCAAAGAGTTCGTCCTTGCGAGCTTCCAATTTCGTAAGGTGCTCTTCATCGAGAGAAGACTACCGTGGTCTTTCCTGTCCACAATCCCAACAACTCCCATCGGGACTGTAGAGACCCCCGCATTCGGGGCAATACTCATCCATGATCTTTCCTTTCGTGTGCCTCCCCATTGCCAGGGAGGCGTGATGCGAGAGGTTACTTTACCCTTTTCCATGAAGAGCCCCTCAGCTCAAACACTGCAATGCAATTCCCCTCCGATGAGAGAAAATGCGTGAATATCCCAACGAGGGAGCCGTATTTCTCCCCTAGATCCACATTAAAAGCCGCTTCATTCGGTGCGACACCATCAATCCATCCCCGCAAGACGGATGTCTGATGCCAATTTTCCTCATTGATATCAGATGCCGTTTTGATGGATAAATGAGGGACAGCCTTTCTGGCTGTTTCCGGTAAAGCGAGGGCGCATTTGATACGCCCATCTGACTGACTGCGAATGAGGAGGTGTACAGGTATTTCCTCCCCATTCGGGAGGAAAATCATAAATTCAGTGGCTGCCATTGTCTCTTCACCTTTCTCGCCCTTGCGGGCCTGTCGCTCGGGCAGCGCTGTGCTTTACTTATTCATCTTTCACGAATACATTGCGCTCACCAAACAAAGCTTGGAAAAGCTTGATTGCTTCCTCTTTGTCTCCTAGTTGGTTACGCTCTACCAAATCCCTAGCGTGCTCTAAAATGCGCCAATCATTGTTAGAATCGTCAAAGCCTGTCGAGTGCTCACTAACAAAGCCGTCCATGTAGCGGATATCAGCATAGCGCTGATGGTCATCGCTATAGGCTTTGATCGTGTAATACTCTTCTTCTGGCTTCTCAGTATACCGAGCCAGCACCTGAGAGATGAGCGTTTGACGGCTCATCCCCTGCTCTTCTGCCATCTGATCAAGCTTTTCTAAAAGCTGATCATCAAGGCGCGTGGTAAAACTTCCCACCATTAGAAACCTTCTTCCTGGGATGCTTTCAAGCTATCCTCAGCACTCTTGACCAAATCACGCACAAGCACCCAGCGACCCTTCACAGTGTAGGTACGAAGTCGGCTTGTTCCGACTTCAATCTCCTGGACTTCCTGACTCTCATCGAGTTCAATTATGAACTTCTCAGGACCTTCATAGCCTTTGTAGTCGATCAGGATTTTAGTTCCTTGCGGAAGGTCAAAAACTGTCTTGACAACTTTTGCATTCGTTTTCGGTGTGAGCCATTCCTGAGATACAATAGCTGGCTTATTCTGATAGAGGAACTTACCGTCGTTTGAACCACCGACAAACTTTGCTTGCATGGACTGCCATGAGGTGGTGTGGCTCTCAGAGCCAGTTTCGATTAAAAACTTCATTTCTTTGATGTCCTTTCCTGTATTCAGGTCTTTCATCGTTTCTCTCAAGTACTTCACTTGATATCTATATGATACCATCGTGATACCAGAATGTCAAGAGGAAAAAGATACCAATTTGATACCAATTTCTGAAACTCGTAAAAACTCGTTCGACCTCCATGATGCCCACTTACCTTACTCAGGCTCTACAGGCCATTCTGTTACCTTATTCTCGATGCATCTCTACTAAAGCAACGACTTGAAACCCCTGCTCAACCTTCATAGGCCCTTTCGCACAGCTTCATCGATTAGTAACCAGGTTTCAGTCGGTTGTGGCCCAAATCGCTCCCATGTCTCAAAAAGCGCACGATAGTACGGTAAACGCGTTTCCGGCGTGAGTTCTTGCCAGCATTGCTCACAAAGAGGGAAGCAGGTCGCCACCTGAATATGCCCCACGAACTTGTACGGCGTCTCATGAAGCGAAACCTCGCTCCAAAACCGATGGCAGCGAGAACAGGTACTAAGCTCTTCTAATCTCATTCTCCCTCTAAAGTCTCTGCCGCTGATTGCAGCAGGTTTGCCCGTTCTCTTGCCCATTGCCGATGATGAGCTTCTGATGCAACCTTTGGGAGCGTTGCATCCCAACTGAGAAGAAATAGACGGAAGTCACTAATCAGCTTGTCCCTCAGTCGTACCTCTTCCAAGAGCGTCATTGCCAAATCACGCGGCACCACCCGGGAAAACGGGAGAGCATTAAGTCGATGTAAAAGTATATCGTATCGCTCCATGTTTGGTGGCTTGGGTTGAGTTTCCATTACCGCTTTTCTCCTGTTGTGTTAGAATATATAAGTGCTTAGGCACTCCCTGGAAGCGGGGAGCAACGGCTTGCACCTGAACAGTAACATATGGGTTATGGCAACTAATGGCCTTGCCGTGTAAAAATGTTAGGCCAGCTTCCAACGCGCTATGTCAAGAAGCGCATGGTGGGACTTGAGAACTGCCAGGATAATTGTCAGTTCGGTCAAAGGTTACTACAAGCTCATCCCTTGAAGGGGATTGAGTGCTTGACGCGGCACGGTTTTCCCAAATGGGAGTGTATTGATCCGGTGTAAAAGGTTATCGTATCGTTGCATATTCCTACCTCACGTATGGCCCGTTAGTTCTTGTCAGGCTCTGCCCCTAATTTGGCCTGTAACTCAGCAACCTTAGTCTCATATTCTTTGAGCCGCCCCTCATCGTGAGCGATTGCTTGTTGATACTCCTCAATCTCCTTACGGTATTCCTCAAGGCGCTCTTGCGCTTGCTTCAGTTTGCGCCACTCATCAGAGGAATGTGCAATGTACTTCTCTACCCATTCCTCCGGGTCTTTCATGTAGGCTATAATATCTTGCGCGGCACGGCGGATAAACGTATCAAGCGTACCAGGAGAATGGGTATAATCGACGGTAATTGGCTCTTGAGAGCCAAAGGCGGGATAGGTCACCTGACAATAGTGCTCAATGTCATCAGGCCAACTCCGATAACCGCAATAAATCTTTAGCGTGAAATCATGCAGTTCTTCTATTGGCTCGCTCATGATTTCTTTTCCTCTACGAGACGCTTTGTCCCCTGTACTTTCATCAAGATTGCTCCATCATCAGGATGGACTGAACGTTCAAGAATGTTCTTGATCTTCACGAGATAGATACCCGCAAAGCCCTCAAATTGAACACTCTCTCCTGCTCTAGGAACATAATGCCCTGGCTCAATACGTAAATGGATTGTCTGCATAAGCCCCTCCTTTCTAGTACAGCTATGCGGGATTACCTTCACTAGCCTCATCAGGCTCTACAGGCCATTCCGTGAGGTCGGGAATATCATCTATCGAAGGAAAGGTAAGGGAATACGCACACGAACGTATGTCGTCTCTAACGTGCTGTGCCAGGTCATAGGCACGGCGGGCGATAACCAGCCGATAATTAGTTGGGTCAATGCCGTCGTCATCAGTATTCACATCGATATAGTGATATTCGTTCGCTCGTACCAACTCATCCCACAACAGTTTGGCAAAGCCCGCGAAATGGGTATCACGGTCAGTCATGAAACCAAATTGATTAGCCATTATTCTTGCTCCTTTGACTGTTCGTTCACTTCCAACAAACTACGAAGGTATTCTCTGACTTCATTAACGATGGTTTGCGAGAGATCACGCCCAAGTCCAGGGAAAACCAGGTCAATACTGAGGATATTATCATCCATGATCGTTGCTTTATAGGGCACACCAGGAAAATGCACAGCCACATAGAGTTCTACGAGGGTCTTCCTCGCTTCCGCTGCTTCTCTGGCTTTCGCATGTAATTCCCGGTGGAGAACAACGAACCGCTCTTCTTGTAGAATCAGGACTTCTTTTCTCATTCTTCCTTTTCCTTCAGGCCGTACGACTCAGCCAACGCCCGAGCGAACGGGTTCTCGCCCTGGTGCAAACTCTCCAGGTAGGTACTTGTGGTCGCTTGATTTGAGTGCCCCAGTAACTTACTAATCAGGCTCAGCGGTGCGCCCAACTCTTGAAGCTTGCGAGCTGCCGTATGCCTCGTGCTATGGACTTTGGTGGTTCCCAGATACTTCAGACACACCCCTGCTATCGCCCTATAGCCAATCGGTTCGCGTTTGCCATGATTGGAGCAGGAAAGCCATACTGGATCAGTGGACTTCCATCCCTCCGGGTAAGCAGCTTTCAGGTACTCGAAGATCGCGTGGGCGACGAGCAGATCAATGTTATCATACATGACTTTCCCGCCCTTGCACCTCTGCCAGGTGACGGTGACGGTTCCGCCGGTGAGCATAATATCCCCACACTTCAAGTTTTTGACCTCGCTTACCCGCCGGCCAGTGTTGAGCAGTAGGTTAAGCATGGCAAAGTCGCGCTTGCCGAGAAGAGTAGAACGGTCGATGGAGGCGAGGGCTTTTTCAACCATGTCCTTATCCAGTGGGTGAGCTGCGTGCGGATGGGAGACCTTACGCTTCTCAACCATCTCCATGGGGTTCGTGGGCAAGTAACGCATTTTGCGAGCGTAGACATAAAAGCTCGAGATGGTATGGATCCTTTGATTATGCGTTGAGGATGAAATTGGGTTGCCAAGAGAACTATACTCAGCCCACCATTGGGCGTACTCAGCAATCACGGTCTCTTCGCTATCGAGATCCAGACCATATTGGTGGAGCAGAGCGCGGAAAGCGGCCATGTAGTCTGTGTAGGCGTCCAGCGTCATCTGGCTATGGGAAAGTGAGGTCTTGGCGTGCAACCAGCCTGCGACCATTTGATCGACAGTGGGCTTGTCTCTGCCATGCGAGATGATAAGTGCTTGATTGTTCATAGGTGACTACACTTTCTAGGGCCCTTGTACGGGCATTCACCGACGCTTATCCAACTGAAAGGCTCTTCTTGAGTATGGCTTCTATCTCATCCACCTTCTTGTTGAGATGTGCGAGACGTTTCTTATCTGCCGCAAGTAGAAAGCAATTGTTGTTGCTATACCTCATCACAATCCGTTCCGCTACCTCACGGTATTCTCGCAGCAAAGTTGCCAGGCCTTTCATGACTTCAATCTCTGCCTGCTCACTCATCGCCTGCTCCTCTTCTTTGACTTGGGAAAGGGCAGTTCCCAGTTATCATGCACGCTCTGCCAGTTGATTTCCTCCGGTTTGGCGTCGGCATGCCCCGCTTGCATGAGACTCGCAAACTGCTGCTGCATCGCATCCCACAGGAGCAGCTCCCGCTTGCCGTCGATGGACTGCTTGATGTGCTCGATGCTGTACAGAAAGAGCGTTGCCGCACAACTGGCACACAGGCCCTCGCCCGTCTCGCTGTGTTGCATCAAGAGCGCATCAGGGTTACCAGACCGCACACGGACGCGCATGGAGAGGTTACAGCGCTGGCAGCGGGCAAAACGAATCTCTTCACTCATCACCGGCTCCTTGCTGCTCTCGTTTGGGAGGTGAGTCTCTATAGAGACCGTCCCTCCCATGATCGATGCAAAAGGTACAGAATCCCCGCTCATCAAGATCACCACACACGCTTATACCTCGATTGCAGTGGCGACAACAGCCGCGCCACCCTGTCCAATCGTCAAAGATCATAGCTCATCCTTTCTACCCCTAACCGCCTTTGAGTGCCCATGACTGAAGTCATGGGGGTGAAAAAGGCGTTCCTTTTGGGGCATGATGGGTGGGGCTTGCTCTTGCCTTGCCACAATTTGCAAAGCTAAGCGCACTGCCGCCGTATCTGAGTTACACCCATACAACCCCCTGATCTTTTTAATTGCTTGCATATCTTGCGGAGTAAACCGCATCGTTGTGTTTTTCGATTTCTTTTCCATGTAACCAGTATATTCATTTGACAGGTGTCTGTCAATGTGCTATACTATGGTTGTCTCTCGAGAAGACGTAAGACGGTAAGGCGTAAGCCCCAGTGCAGACTTCTCGATGCACATGGATAACCGAATAGTGTTTCGCTGGGTTCCAGGCTAAAACGTTCGCCTGGGTAAAAGCACTAGCGTAAAATTGTCAATGTGCCAATCGTTGAGCAGGTCAGGCGATACAAAGTCGCTTGTGAGATTGCAACGGACAAACGGGCCAGGGCATGGCCTTCAGGGACGGTCACGAAAACCGGTTGAACTGAGAAGCCCCTGCATAAATGCAGGGGGAGTTGTCACATACATGAACCCGACATAGATGTACTAAAACCTATCTGTTTGCTTCAAAGAACGCCCGCGCAAAACCTTGTGGCGTGATACCACGCTTTGCCGAATCGCGTACCATCGTATGCATCATACTTCCCATGGTAGCCGGGACAGGCGCTCTTTGTGGAATAGCAAACTTACCCCACAACGCTGTTTTCTTCGTGTACGGGTCGCCATACTCATAGGGGTCAAATACCCATTGAGGCTTGCCCAGGTAATGAAAGAGTTTTCCTACCGGGTTCTCTAACGCCCAAAACACGGGGTTACACACCACGACCATACGCAAGCAGGCATCGATGATTGACAGTGCCTGGAGTATCTCTTCCTCTGTCCGCTCCCATCTATTTCTTGCGAGAGAGAACAGGGTACAGGGAGGAGCTGCCAGAATACCATAGACGTTTTCCGGTGGTTCGTAGAGACGCACATCTTGGGGCAGAGTCACCAGGCGCACATCATAGCCATGTTCTGTATATGGCCTGCTCCATGCGCCACTGCCACCGCACAAATCCAGGATGATTTTTGTATTATCGAACAACATATCTCTACCTCAGCTATGCGCCCTTACTTTACTAAGATGGCTTGACAGCCTCATCCAGACTACTTGCTACGCGGACAATCCCGAAGTCTCCACCGTCGGGGTAAGCATCGAGAATGGCTTGCCGATTGGCTACCTCGTCATCGATGAATAGAAGTTCATCGGCTTCAAACAAGCGGTGAAGCATCTGCACGGTACCTGCTTTCCATGTCACTGTCTTTACAACTGGAAAGCTGGCGGCTTCATCACGATTTCCCAGGACATCAATGATTCATCAAGGTATTTAAGAAGCCATTCTCGCGTGGCTTGTCGCATCGACTCAGGACGGCTTGTCAGGAAAACGATATGATACCCCAACTCCTCCTCTAAATGGTAAAGAGCTTCATCTACGCCTTCAATCAGCGTATCGAGTTGCACGAGATCAGGTTCAAAAGCCGTTTGCCAGAAGAGGTTTTCTAGCAGGTCATCAAGTCCCTTTTCAATAAAGGCTTGATTAGTCGGATTGGCTAGCGGCTCCTTTAGTTTATCGGTGAGTTGTCCATGCCAATAGCCGCGCATAAATGCAGCATGTTCAAATCGCTTCGTGTTGTCGGCTACGACCATAGCCAGATCAACAATTGCGAGTTCCAACTCTTGCTCCCTTCTAACTGTGTGCGGCGTGTCTCATCCGTGATCTGCCAATCCCCGCGCTGTATAGTGTGCTGGACTTCGAGGTGCTGGGTCTGCATACGTTTCGAGTGCGACCCCCAGTTCACATCAGCCCAACTTCCATCACGCGCTACACGCTGCACAACGCCAACCAGTGTACTATCTTTGCATGTCACCCAGTCTGCTCGCTGTATCTCTGCCATAGTCTACCTCGCTCCAAATGACTTGTTGACGACTTGGACAGCCACCAAATCGTATGACGGCACTTCCCAGTACTGGCTTGCCTTATGTAACGCCTCGCCCATCGTATCGGCCTGGATAGTCCCAAGGAACCGGCGTGGCTCGTCGGTATCGGCGGGCTCCAGGTATATTTCAAAGGTATACATCCGCGTTAACTCGCTTTCTGGAATGGATTAGCAGGCAGTCTAAACGAGAGCCCGCATGCATCACACGTCAGAGGAGCGCTCGCCATCTTGTCCCAAATCTCTGACCGATCAGCATGGATCGACGCCTCCCTGCCTTTCGGGTCCTTCATCGTCTCGTGACAATGCGGGCATTCTAGCTGGACTACGCGCACAATAAGCCTGGCTACTTGCATGACTAACTCGCTTTCAGTCCGCGCCTCATATAGAGACGCAAGAGGCGCTGCATCTCTGGGTCAGACACCTGTTCGATGATTGATGCTATGACCGCACTGAATAACTCAGGCTGGTCATCGAGCGTCAGCGCGACGCCGTACACAATTTCTAGTGCCAGACGCTGGCGGGCCGTCGCCTCGCCACGGTCATTCTGTGCCTGGATTTCCCAGGCCAATTTCTGTGCAATGCTCATTTCCTAACTCGCTTTCTCTGCCTGGTATCGTTCGACATCGCGTTGCAGCTTCTGGAGCTGCTCCTGTGTCAGTGCCTTGACATTATTGGCATTGACCGGGAAACCATTAAGGATGCTAGAGGCTGTCGCGTAGAACGTCTCACGCGTCCACGCGCCCCTCTTCACGCCCTCGTCATAGATAGCCCTATAAGGGAGTTGCGCCGTCTGTTGGGCTGCTGGTAGCGATCTAGGGGCATTTGCCGCTGGCCGAACGGTACGCGGCCTGCTGCCATTCTGATTGCCCTGACTTTCCTCTTTCAACAGACCCAGGTAAGCACGATTGCCGATACTGAAGTAACTGAGCGCCTTTTTGATGGCATCGGTCTGAGCGCCTTTTTTCGCGTCTCCGACATTGCCACTGGTGACGCGGTTTTGTCCCCAGGAGGTCGGCTTGAACTCAATGCCGGCTAGCCACACCTGAACTTGGGATACAGCAAGCACTCCTTTATCACCAGGGACAATCTCGCTCCCTACTTCTGAGAAGCCCCATTCTCCAAAGAACACTTCATTCATAGCGTCGATTACATACTGAGGCTTATAGCCCGTACTTGCGTAGCTAGCATGGTCATCCGTACTGATATTTCCGGGCTCCCCCTCTAATAATAGCCGATTGACGGCTTCAACTTTTGTGTGTGGCATTATGACCTCCTATGCTACTCTACTATACTCGACACTAGCCTCTTCCACATGGAGAGACGCACTACTCAGATTCTCATACTCCCGTTCCTGCTTGGCTTGCCGCAGCTCGTCCTCCACATGCGCGCGCCCTGCGGGATCGATGAAGTGCTCAGTCTCAATCCGCCGTGCGTAGCGATGACCAACAAAAGTCATCGCGTGCTGCGAATGTCCGCAAACTTTATGAAAGTGATACGATTTGGGACACGAGCAAGTGAAGGCGAAACGTGCTTCCTGGTAAGTCAACACGTAGTACCAGCCGGGAAAGCCGTCCGACTGGCAGAAGTAGAGCCGATGTCCGGCCTTAACGTTGACTGGGGCATCGTGGAGAGGTGTGTACTCATCGTGGAGCACCTTGACCGTGTGAGCGGCCATCGTGAAATCTTTGCGAGCTTCGATGCGAACGACTTTGGCGTCTGTCCAGTCGATATGTACCATGAGCGCTTCTACGCTTTTGGAGTGGCCGATATGCGTGCGTCTGAGTGTTCGAGTTGTCATGAGTGTTATCTCCCGAGGCGGTTTGTTCTCACCTCTTGAGTATATTATAGCGCATATGTAGTGCCTATGTCAAGGGAAAACAGGCCAATATTGAGCAATTCTGAGGGATTGCAAAAACTCGTATGACGTGCTATACTTGCTACATATCACACAACTACGAGGTAGCTATGGCAGTATTATACACACAGAAGAAAATACAAGAGGCACTGCGAGAACTGGCAATTAAGCCGGTCAATGGCAATGTCACCACAAAAGAAGCCGCTCGCATCCTCTCCTGGCGTGCCAGGTATGAAGAGGGTATTGATCACGTCTATCCTGAGTCAGCCGTGAGGCGTCACGTAGAGAGCGAGAACTTGAAGATTGCCGAGCGGAGGAATAAGCGCTTCAACCTGTACAAGGCTGAGGATGTATTTGAACTGCCGCTCGTGCCCAAGCGCGGGCTCGCCCAACAGAAGCACAACGAGTTTTCCTGACTTTCCCCAGATTGGTCAATATTGGTGTATATAGGCTTGACATAGGCACTACATATGTGGTATACTTAGTATGTAAGATGAAACACGAGAGAGCGGAAGGAAACGACAATGGCAAGAAGATTTAACCCCTACCGCGCATGGGCCAATGATGGCAAGGCCCTCAGCCAGTGGACGGACGTTCCATTGACGATCTGGCAGCAGTGCAAGACCTGCCACCAGCAGTTCAGTACGGCAACGATGACCTTCGTACAAAATGAGTGCGAGGGCTGCCAGGCGAAACACAATAGCAAGTAAGTTCTGAAAGGAGCAAGGAAATGGCACAAATTTACAAGTTCTCGTATGTTCCCGTAGCACGGGCCTGGACTGATTTACAAGGCAACGAATATCCTCCTCGTGAGTTGGGTAGAACCTGGATGACAATTGTTGCTGATAGTCCAATTGAGGCAAAGCGGCAATTGGAGTCCAATGTTGCCGACGATGAAAAGGGCATGATTGTCAAGGACGTGGTGCTAGAGGAAGTTTCTCCCTGGGTAAGTTAATCTTGCCCCGCTGTGCTACCATGAAAGTGGTTGCCATGAGCACGATACCCCGGCTTCCTGTTCGTCGCAGGAAGCCGGGGTATCTTCGTGTGCGAGGAAGCCTACTTGAGTTCCTGTACCTGGATACTCCAATCACTGAGGGCTGAGATGTCCAGATAGATGTTGCCTGCCTGGTGCTCTTCTGTCGTGTCACTGACCGTCTTGCCGGCAGCACATGTCGTATTGATGGGCAAGTCAACATAGGCATTGCCTGAGCCATAGATCGTCACGGTCAGATTGCCGCCGAACTCGCCGCCGCGGCACGTCCAGTGGAGCCGCCAGTCATCAGGAACGGTGAAGAAAGGCGTCTTCTTACTGCTACTACCTGAGAAAGTACGTACCGTTGTCCATTTCTGCCCTGCTTGCGGCGTGGTAGCTGATTGGGTTTTCGCGGAGGTGGGAATAGACGTGGCGATGGTTGTTGCAAGGGTGCTTGTGCCCGTCTTAGATGCTTGCGAGGCGAGCGCCACGACACCGATGCATCCGAGGAGGAGGACGGCCAGGACACCCAGGACAATCCAGAGCCAGGTTCTACGCCTCTTCTTCGGTGGCTGCCCTGGTGGCGGGTACATGGGCTGTTGTGGGTACTGAGGCCCGTACTGCTGACCGGGCGACTGATAATACGGTGGTTGCGGTGGCTGCTCGTGGCCTTCTGGTGGTTGCATGAGATATTCCTTTCTTGTGTATATCTACACATTTAACGTGTAGATAACCGCTACAAGGATATCATGCATGTGAAGATACAAATGTTCTAGTACGCACAAAGCCCCTGGCTACTTCTGAACTTGCTTCTCAAGCGGGCTTGTGGTATAATGAAGACCTAAGATATTGGTGAGTCCTGGTCTGTTGAGACCAGACCAGGACTAGATAGAAGGAGTAAGCTTCTACCATGCAAGATATTATACCTCAAAAACACTGCTCCACATGCAAAGCATTGAGATCCCCCGACGAGTTTTATAGAAATCCAAAGAACAAAGATGGATATTCCTACGAATGCAAGTCTTGTTTCAATGAAAGATCACGCAATAGAAAAAGGCGCAAACGCCTTGAACACGTGCCTCTGCTCAATTTGCCCCCCAAATTATGCAAAGGGTGCAATGAAATAAAACCTGTAGAACTTTTCCGAAAAGACGGATCTTACCGTACAGGCTATGGTTCTATGTGTAAGTCCTGCATCAGGAAACAAGGAAAAGGCAGAAAGTATAATGAGGTATCGCAACACAATATCCACCTGAAAAGGAAGTATCACATGACTTCTGAACAGTATGCTTCCATGCTTGAGTCACAAAATGGTGTATGCGCTGCATGTGGATGCAAAGAGACAGCTACAACCCGACGCAAAGATCAAAAAATTCGACGCCTGGCAGTAGATCACAACCACAAAACAGGAGAAATCAGAGGCTTACTCTGTGTAGGATGTAACAGAGCATTAGGACAATTGGCAGATGATCCAGAACGTATCGAGGCCCTTCTAAAGTATATCCGTAAGTTTACCGCATAACCACATCATAAACACAAAGCTCCTGGCTACTTCCATTTCACCAGGAGCGAATGCGTTGCCTCTTCTCATGGATGGAGACTCAAGACAACATCGCACGAGAAGAACTGCGTCTGGACTTCCATCTTAGCACAGCAACATGGGAAAGCGGTACAGGATAGGACTACTGGGGTGTGCTACGATTTCTCACTTCTATCTACTAAGACGCTCGCCATAAGGAATTATAAATTTTCCGTGTGAAAAACTCGTGAAGGAGCGTGCTACAAATGGCGGTACTTCTCCTCAAGAAGTTTTGCACCAGGGTCTTCTGTTCCAACAAGCGAACGGAGATACACATCAGTCGTCGAAAGATTCTGATGGCGCAAAAGATGCTGGATGCTTCTGATATCCTCACCACTTTCATATCTGGCTTTTGCTGATGTATGCCTGAGTGTGTGGAGAGAGGCATGGATTCCTGCGCGCTTTGCATAGTAAGTAATCCGGTTTACTATGCCTCTAGCTGAGAGCCTGCGTACCTCGCCACGTTTGACATTGCCGCCTTCAATAGCCGTAAACAATGGGTCACCTGACTGTATCGTTTGAATACGCCCGCTCGCGATCAAGTACCAATCTATAGCATTTTTCGCCGGTTGCGGTAATTCCTGGCTATCACGTTCAGATTTATGACCCTTGCTTCTAAATGAGTATGTCCAGCCTTGGCGCATCCCACCATGCCCATCAGGAAATGATGCCGATTGAATATCGCCATAAAGCAATTCAGAAATCTCTGAACGCCTGCGTGCTGACCAAAACACCAGAAGTAGCACAGCCCTATCCCTGATTCCGATGAGAGAATCTTGAGGTATCACTGAGAACAGCCGTGTAAGCTCTTCAAACGTAAGCCCTTTGGGCGAGTATTCTGGCTTACCACGCACAATACCAAGAGTGGGGTTAGCCAGTTTCCAGAGGGGTTCCGTCTTCCCCGCAGGAACATACATTGAGGCGTACCGGTAAAAACTGGAGATAGCTGAGAGGCGGAGATTGATAGTGGCGATGGAGGGAGCGCCATGAGCATGATGGGCATAAGCAAACGCCTCTACATCACGGCGGGTCACGGTGTCGGGCGTATGCTGTGCAAAGAAGCGTCTCAGGGTACCACCGTAGCTAGCGCTGGTATCCTGGCTGCACACCGCCATTGTTCTTAGAAAGTCGCGGAGACACTGTTCCCAGGCAGTTTCCATACACCTGCTTGTCTAGTCGTCTATCCTTCCTACAAGCAGGCAATACAAGTATTGATCCATCTACAATTTTACACGAGATTGTTGAGTTTTTCAAGGGGAAGTTGCGATTCCTCAACATACCTGGTGAAGGAATCGCAACTTCCCCTTTCTGAGAGAGAGGGGTTACAATAATAGAGAGAGAGAGGGAAAATGACAATTCTTTCATAATTATAAGGAGATGGTAATATTCGTCTCCTAACCCCTTGTATTTCCCGTAGGGATATGGTATGTTTAGTTGCGTGTCATTATGAAACAGTACGTATCTACCTAAAGGGGGTTGAGCGCGTATGAGCGCGATGCTAATGGAACAAAGCCAGGAAGATAAGGAATTGACGCTCGATGAAGTAGCTCGCCGTCTCAGCATTAGCTACGATACGGCACTGAAACGAGTACGCACAAAAAGGATACGCGCGCGCAAAGAAGGGCAGGAGTGGAGGGTCAAGGAAAGTGACTTGCAGAAGTATATCGAGAGCACCTACCTTGACGGGTGATGAAGGGGAGTAGAGAGTGGGCGGCTTTTAGGGTCCATAATGCTTATTATGTTCCCTTCGTCAAGTGGAGAAATGTCAGTTACTACAGAACATTTCACAGAACAGTATAACACAAGGGGGGAGTATGCACAATCAGCAGTTCTTAGAGTCTATTGGCGTCACTGATCCAGAGATACGCCAGAAGTGTTTGGCGGCCATGGAAAAGTATGAATGATAAACAATTGCAGCGGTTCATATCCAGATATGAAGTAGATGCAACTGGGTGCTGGCTATGGACTTGGAGAAAAACAAACAAGGGCTATGGAATATTCTATTGCAAAGGTGAACGGTCAGCGCATAGGATATCCTATCTTCACTACAAGGGCTTAATACCAGAAGGATTAGAATTAGATCATCTTTGCCGTAAGCCAGCTTGCGTAAACCCAGATCATCTTGAGGCAGTAACTCATAGAGAGAATATTCTTCGCAGTCCTATTGTCCCAATGGCAATAAATGCAACCGTTACACACTGCCCTAAAGGACATCCCTATGAAGGGTACAACCTCAAAGTTGAGCACGGTAGTCGCCTTTGTAGAGAATGCCGCAAGGAAGTAGACAGAAAACGTTACAAAAGGAACCCTCGGAAACGCCTGCAGCGACAAAAAGTATACAAGCAGAGAATAAGGGAAGGGGCGTAACTATGGAAAATCTTGCTTACTTACAATCAATTGGAGTAACAGACCCAGAAGTGCAGCAAAAATGCCTAACTGCAATGGAGAAATATACTGACCACTGGTGGGAACCGGACGTTGACCCGCGCAAGTTTGCCTACTATCAACTCAATGAAGATTTGATGCTGTGTGCAAAATTCAGTCAGCTTCACGAGGCGGTAGAACTTCTGCTCGGGCGTCCTGTTTTCACTCACGAGTTTGGAAGCATTGGAAATGAAGCCTTACGTCAAGAGGCAGAGCGAGCCTGGGTCTATCAGGTAGGTTGCACTTCTGAGGCAGAACGCCAGGAGTGAGTTATTGAGTCCATCGACAAGCTACGAGACTGGGCAAAGAAAAACAATAAGCAGATCATCGATATCCAATTGCCCATGCAATAAAGGAGAAAATCATGCAGCAAGCGTCCATAGAGCAGGTAACGGCTGCCTATCAGCAAGCAGAAGAGTGGCGTAAGTTCAATCAGTGGGCGAACGAGTCCA